CCTCGTCCGAGAAGCTGCGCTCTTCGGTCTCGGCGGTGCTAATGAGGGTGTCGAGCTCCTGCTCGATCTCGGCCTTGCGGGCCTCAAGGGTCTCGATGAGAGACATGGGAACCTCCTGGGTTCATCGGTTGGGTGTTGCTTTCCGATGTCCAAGTGGTTCCAAGTACCCGAGTCCCGTTTGCGGGAGTGGGCGGGTTGGTCCGGGTTGAACGGATAACCCCGCAGGGTTGCGAGGTGGCTTAGGCGTGCTTCAGCAGTTCGAGGCGGATGCGCGCGGTGCGGAGTTCGCGTGCTGTGCGGTCGGCCTCTCGCGCCGCAGCGGAGTCGTCCTCTACCTCAGATTCGTCGACCGCATCAACGTCAGGATTCGCGACACCGAGGATGTCGGACAGCGCGACGAGCGAAGAGTCAAGATGCTCATCCGCCACAGCGAGGGATTCGAGGATCGCGGCGAGCTGCCAGCCCGCGTCTGCCGTCATTGCAGCATCGCGTCCCTCTCGAATGCTCGCATAAACCTGCCGCAACTTCTCGGGGTCGACGCTCTCCAGAATCTTCGACCGCGCCGAAACGGTGGCATTCGGGTTAGCGGGGTAGGTGACCACTGACACGTCGCCGCCCGCGAGCGACAGCTCCCGGAGAATGCGGGACGTATAGTCCTCCGACCACTCGTCCTTGACGGTGGTAAACGCAAACGACATCTCGTTCAGGTCGCCGCGCTGCATCTTCGGAACGATCCGCTGAACATCAGGGTCTGACGGGTCCAAGGTCGAACGCACGTACAGGCCCGAGTCATCCTGCGCGAGCTCAAGCGTCCCAGACACGGTGCGCGCCAATGGCAAGCCCTCATGGTTGATAAGTAGCCGAACATCAGGCTTCGCGTTCAGTGTTCGCGTGAACGCACCCGGCGCGACCGTCTCGTAATACCAGCCCATGTCATAGGGCTGGCCGAACGTGGAGGCGTGCCCCTCGAGCGTGACGGTAGACGAATCGGACCGCCAGGAAAGCCCTCCCTGGGTGACCATGCGTCGGGTCTTGGTCGCTGGCATCTTGACTCCTAGAGGTCTGTTGCGGGATCGTTGGTAGGCACCGCAGCGGCCGGTGCGGAAGACTCGGGATCGGGTACCGTCTGAACCTGAATCGGGGTGTAATACTTTTCGCCCTCACCGTCAGGCAACGGCGGCAAGCCCTCGCGGCGGCGAACCTCATCCACATTCAGGAACCCAGACAGAATGGCCGTGTTCCAGTTGTGGTAACGCTCCTGAGTTGTCGCCCTCGTGATCGCGTCCGTGTCGAATGCCGCATACGTGCCGGGTTGCAGGAACGACGAAAACAACGCCTCGAGGCGCACAAAGTAGGCCCGAAGCGTGTAATCGACAAACGCACGCCCCTGCACCTCAATGCCCGTCCCCCAGCTCGTGGTGCGGTCAATGATGCCGAGCAGATGCGGGGGGATACCAAGCAGGGTTGCGATCTCGCCACGCTGAAACTCACGCGACTGAAGAAACTGGGAATCCTCCGGCGTCAAAGAAATGGGGGTGTACTTCGCCCCACCACCAATAACGATCGGCAGCGAAGCACGACCAACACCGGCATGGTTCTGGATGAACTGCTCAGCCGTGGCCTTGACTTCATCCTGCGTCAGCGGAACATCCGTCGAGATGATGCCCGTCGACATGATCCCGTTCTTGAAGAACGAACCAGACACATCATCCAAAGCAATGCCGAGACCTATGGCGTTGCGGCAATACTCAACGATGCCCATGCCCTTGACGTCGTTGGGGAGCATGTTCGACGCCACATGCCACATCAGTGCCGTGTCTCGCAGCTCACCATTCACTGTGTACTGGCGGAATCCGTAAGGATCCCAAGTCACCGCAACCTGATCAGGGTTCAGAATCCGCCACTTGTTCGCCGTCCCCGAACCATCAAACCCGACCGCAATGCCGTAAGCATTGCCGCGCAAAATCAGCGACGTCACAATCTGCCCAAGACCCTGCTGCAAGTTGAAATCCATGAACGGATCAATCAACTGTGCAGGCTTGTTCACCACAGGAACACGCAACCCAGAAGGGTCCTGCGTGAACCCCTGCAACGGGGTCAACGACACCGCATCTGAAATGATCCGAACGCCCGCGAAGAAGTCAATAACCGACAAGGCCGCACGATCGTTGACCGTCACACCCGAACTGGATCCCTGACCAGCACCCCACCTGTACGGAGTCAACGCGGACGGATCGAACGCTTGCCTAGATTCGAGGGCACGACGGAGGACGCTCATCGCCGCTTACCCCCGAGATTGTAGGAGACGAAAACCAGATAGGCGGCGATGGGGATCAGCGCCCACCAGATCGAACCAGTCAGACCCCAAATGACGAGGGCGAGGACAGTCACACCCATCGCCTCGAGCACGTAAGACAAGATCCGCTCAATCATCAGAAGACGGCACCAGATCATTGAGGTTCGCCAAGAAGAACTCCTTTTTCGGCTTCTCCGGGGTCAAACCCCAAACAGCCAACGCAGCCCCTTCAAGGGGATCGATAGGCACACCAGAGTCCCGGCGAGCAAAAACCTGACCATCACCGACCTTGCGCCACTTCACGCGAGCAGCAGCAGTCGACAAGGCCGTATCACCACGATGAGCGAACCTGCCATAACGAACCGCATCAACCAAGACGGCACACGCGGCCTTATAAGCAGCCGTGTCAACAACCCTCACCGGCAGACCAGCGGCACCCAACGCCGGCAACATTGTCCCGGCCGGCCCCGACTGATCCACGGCCATCGAACCAATACGGCGACGGCTAGCAACATCCATCAGATACGGCAGAACCCAATCAGTCCCAGAACGACGAACCACATCCACCGCAGACCGATCGCCAACCTGCCACGACCACACCACCGACGACCACTCACGATCCGGCGACATAGCCAAACCAGCAGACAACGCGGCATCAGAAACTTTCAGGTGCGGATCGAACGCCGAACCCCACTCCGCCGCAGGAATGACCGAGTTCGACAAGGCGAGCTCATCCCAAATCCCCAGGGCCTCACGCTTGAACGAGTCCTCGTCGGTCAGGTTTTCCCGCATCCGCTCCATCGACTCCACCGGAGTCCGAGCCGGGAATGACGGATTAGCCTTTGCCCATGCCTTGCGGTCATCAACATGAGCGTCATCATCGGCAGAGAACTCGACATAGGCCATGTTCTTGGCCTTGCCTGACAGGGCCTTGTTGCGACGGTTCGTGAACTCCTCGCCTGGATCATTCGGCCTCGGAGGAGTCCCCATGAAGAACAGCAACGCCCCGGTCGGCTGCCGCGACTGGTTCGCAGCCGGCACCATATCCTCGAGCGCCTTCTCAGTCAGAATCTGGCCCTCGTCGAAAACCTCAATGTCGACCTCATCGAAGCCGCGCCCGAAGCCCTGCTCACGCGCCCCGAACATGATCACCGATCCGTTCAGGAACCGGATCTCCTGCTCGCCATTCGTATTACGCGGATCCAACATGAACGGCTTGATCTTCTTCCGAGAAGTCATGCCCTTCAACGACCCGAAGGTCTTAGTCGCAGTCCGCGTCCGATGCGCCGACCACAGAACCGTCAGCCCCGGCGTCAAAATGCACAACGCAATCACGATCATCCCGATGAGGAACGTCTTCCCAACCTGTCGCGGAATAGACAACACAACCCCGCCGACCGTGGCCGCATACTTTCCATCAGCACGCTTACCGAGAGCGATCGACCCGATACCGTGCTGCCACTCATCGAAAACCACGCCAACCTCGGCGCACTGCGCAACCACCCGAGGCCAAGCAGTCGTCACAATCCCCTCCGGGATCACAACATGCCGAGCAACCTCAGATAGCTTCGGCGTTGAACGGCTGATCGGTGACTTCGGCGCGGGAATCTCCGGCCTCCTTGGCGTCAATCGCCTCAATCTCATTAGCGATCGCCATCAACCGAATCGTCAGCGACGCCAAATCACGAGCCGGCGTGTTCTTGTCCTCAACAGCAGCAGCCACCCGCGCACGAGTAGCAACTAACAACTCGCGCCGCGTCCCATGATCAGCAGCCTCAGTGATCGACTTCGGATCAGCACGCTCATCCACACCAACCGCACGCAACTTCGCAACCACAAGATCACGACCTTTGGGAAAACGACGGAGGGAGATTTTTTGTGCTGGCGGGTCCGCAGCATGCCGGGGCTCTAGAGATTTGATGCACCCCTACCAGTCGAGCGGTCTTGTCTTCGGCATCGCCTTGTTGCCGCGTGACTGGTTGTGGGTCAGGTGCATGGCTTGCAGGTTGCTGATGTGCCACAGTCGGATGTCGCCTGGTCGGAGCAGTGACTTAGGCACGATGTGGTCGGCTGACCACGACACTGGGTGTGGGTATTTGAGTTGCATGTCGATTGGTTGACGGCAGTCCGGTGCGTGGCAGATGTGATCCCACTTGCGTAGCTCGAGGCGTGCTGCTCGGTAGCGTGGGTCTGCGTAGGCTGGGTGGCCTTTGGGTTTCTTGCCGCCCACTATCGAACCTCTATTCGACGGCGTGTGGTATGGGTTGGCTGTGCGGCCTTCAGCGCCCGTCTAACGAGTCGGGGTGGCTGGATGGTAACTATGGTCACCTACCGAATCCGGGAATGCTGACCGGGCACTGTCGAATGTTTGTGCTATGCCTGATCGTTGTCAATCAGTGCGAGTGCGATGCGCATGGTCTCGAGCGCTGCTTCACGTTCGGCTGGCGTCATGTCAGTCGGGGTCAGGGGCTCGACCATGTGCCATCTCCATCAACTGTCGAACGGTGGCTGCGGGTAGACGTTCACTGAGCGGTGGGAAGTAGACAGGCTTAGGTGGGAACGTCTCGTGCTCGAAGTCGTCACTGAGTTCGGCTGGCACGTCTTTCGGTTCTGGCACCCAAGCCGGGTCGGTCATCGTAGGTGCAGCTCCAAGTCGTTCAGGATCTCGGTGAGTGCTGGGTCGGTTTCACGCCAGATGTCGATCTGGGTTAACGTGTCGTCGCGTTTGCGTTTCAGGTCGCTGATCTTGTCGAGCAGTTGGTCTTCGCGTTTGCCGACGTCAACCATGGAGCAACGCCTGCAGGTCGCGGTCGGACAGTCTGAGTTGGTCTTCGGTGACCTTGTAGCCGGCGACCCAGAACCCGAGCACAATGCCGATACCGATAGCGGGGGGCCATGTGTGCCAGCCAGCGGTCATGCAGAGGATCAGTGCGACGGCTAACAACGTGATGGTGACGATGCGACGTGGCATGATCACCGCCTGAATGGTGTGGGAATTAGATGGCCCTTATGCGTCTCAGGGCCCACGAGCGCTTGATTCGGTTGTCCCCACGTCACCGTCGTGAACGCTGGGGTGCTCAGAGGACGGTCAGCGATTGCAGATCGAAGCCGTCTGGGGTGATGTCGAACACGAGCAGTCCGGGGTCTGAGTCGTCGCCCGCGTTGTTGCGGAACCAGTCAGATCCGTTGTCGACGGTTGGTGCTTGGAGCCACCATTTCGTGCGACCTGAGTACGGGTTGCGTCCTGTAGGTATCACGGTCAGGTGGTGGTAGTGGCCGGTCACGAGAACGTCAGCAGCACCGACAGGTTGACCGCCGTGGGTTTGCTTAGCCCACCAGTCGATCGCACGACCGGAACGGAACTGGTTGCCGTGAACCATCCCGATCACAGTGCCGTCTACAGTCAACGTCACTGACTCGTCGTATGGTGCCGGATACGTCCAGTGTGCGTCGATACCGGCAGCGTTGGCTACCTTCTCGACTTGCTTGTGAACGAACAGGCCAAGATCGTCAGCCGGTCGTCCAAGCTGCTGCCTACCGCGTCGCCAGGCCGTGTGGTTCGAGGTGACGGCCACAACATCAACCCGCCCGTGGCGGTGCATCAGCTCAACGAACTGGTACACCTCAGTGCCCGCAATATCCATCTGCTGCGCCAACGACAGATCGTTGGTGAACATCGGATTGCCACCCGACTCGAAACCTTCGAACAGGTCACCAGCCTCGAGCAGCACCGTTTTGGTGGGTTTGCGTTGTGAGAGCAACGAGGTCAATTTCGCCCGCTTTTCGACCAGGCGGTCGATCAACTCGGGCGTCCCACCTCTAGCTCCCACCTTCCCGGCTTGCACATCGGAGAGGACAACGACCGTCGTATGGCCGCTCGTGGCGGCTTTCAATTGTTGGCGGGGTTTCCTGCTCGCGGCTGCATACAGCGCGGGAAGATTTAGGGATGCAGATTTTGGTCGATGCGAGAACCGGTACGAGACACGCCATGTGCGGTCCGGTTGCTGCTTCTGCCACTGCATGATGTTGCCGACGATCTCGATGGTTTCGGGGTCGTAGCCAACTTCGCGGAGTATGTCTTCGTCTTTTTCGACGGGCTTGATGAGCCCGGTGACGGTTTCGCCCTCGTCGCCGTTGAGGACACGACGGGCTCGCCATTCATCCGGCACATCACGGCCTGCGAGTGCGTCAGCCACGGTCACAGTGGCACTCGCCTTTCCGGTGACGCTGAATCACGGTGGGCGATATGTCGTGCCCTTGGCTGATCAACGCTCTCGAGATGTCAGTGCCGGCCATCAGCGACTTCATGGCGTTGACGAGGGCTTGTCTGTCGATGTCGTCAAGCCGTTCGAGTAGCGGCTTCATGGAGCATGTTGCGCCGCGGACTGGTTTCTGCGCCGCTAGTGCGGCTGCAAGACTGGACATTCGGGTTACTCCGATCAGCGGGCAAAACGAAAGGCCCCGAACCGTGTGGACGGTGGGACCTGATTTTGGGCGCAAAATATCGAGCGATTCAGGTTAGCACTCGTGTTCGATAAACACAAGCGTGTAGTTCAACTATTTTTCGGACGCAAGTTCGGGTATCGGATTCGCCCCAATCTGACGCGCCAACCACTCAAACTGGGCCGGATACCAAACCGCCCGACACGCCCCACATCGGGCCTCGGTAGCGTCGCCAGCCTCGTTGCGGAGGAACGTCAACGCCGCCGACTGAACCGTGGCACCGTCTTTCACGCGATGCACATGCGTTTCCTCACATGCAGGACACGCGCCTTGGATCTCGCGCGTTGATGGCGGGTTGAAGAACGCTTCGATCGAATCCACCCACCTCGCAGCAACACGCCACGCCGGCAACTGGTCGATCGTGAAGTACACCGCGTTGGCTGGGTTGTTAGCCTTCCGCCAGGCATCCACAAGCTCGTCGGGGTGCTGTTGCGATGTCCGCAACGTCACCATCGTTGACTCGTCCGCAGCGGCAGCCCACAGTCGGACGTAGTTCTCGGCATGCCCGTAGGGGAGCGGACGTTTCGTTGCGGCAACGAGGGCTTCGGCTGCTTGTCGTTCGATTTCGGTGAGCAGGTCGCGGGCTGCTGCGTCGATCGGTGGCCTCGAGTTTCTCCCCGCACTGCCACCACCGGTTTCCATGCCGACGAAAACGGCCTCCCTGAGTTGCGGTAGGAGGCCGGGGCGTTTAACGAGGTGTTTGCCGTCGTCTC